ACGACAGGAGAGATTATGTCGTAAGTACAAAACTAAGGGTGAGTGTAACAGCTCACCCTTTTCTCACCGTCTAGTGGTTAGTATACTTAATTTTAGTGAAGTTTAGTTAAGATATAATAGGTTCGACTCCTATAACGGTGACTATTAATATCAAACAAGTTTAAAATGGGTAAAATGAAACAGATTGCGGAGATAATCCGCAACAACAACGTAGATTTACTACGCAGATTGATTAAAGCTAGTAAAGATTCTAACAGGGAAGATGTATCTTTTCTTGGTAAGTCTTACTCTATAGCAGATGCAAACCAAATATTATTATTTATGTATGATGAACAATTCAAACAAGATAAGATTCATAGGGCAGAACGCTCTATTGAACACGTCGACGATTCAAGTAACAACAATTGATGACTGTGTGTCATATTGTAAGGACAAACCTGTTCTTGGGGTAGACACAGAAACAGAAGGCTTTGACTTCACTTGTAAGAAGATGATAATGCTTCAGATTGGGGATAAGGATAGACAATATGTGATAGACACACGTGTTGTGGATGTTACTCCACTAAAAGATATATTAGAAGATGAGAAAATTATTAAGATATTTCATAACGCAAAGTTCGATTATAAATTCATCAAGCGATGGGCAAACATCGATGTCAAAAACATATACGATACGTTTCTTACGGAAAGAGTTATCAATTGCGGTAAACAAGACTACGGTTACTCACTCGCAAGGTGTGTCGATAGGTACCTCAGTATTAATTTGGATAAGACGACGAGAAATAAGTTCATTGGGCTCACGGGTCAACCATATACGATCGATCAGATTACCTATGGGGCAAACGATGTTATTTATCTGCTTGACATCAGGGAAAAACAATTACCGTCGTTACGTACGCATCAATTGGAACAGACTGCCCGTCTTGAGAATGAGGTAGTTAAAGTATTTGCTGAAATAGAATACGAAGGCTTAGCTATTGATAAGGATAAATGGACAGTTATGGCAGAGAAAAACGTCAAGCTGGCATATGAACAGGAGTTACAGTTAGATAATATGGTATTGGAACATGATTTGTTACAACACTATCGTATCCCAATACAAGCAGACATGTTTGCTCCTATTGAAGAGGTAAGACATACTGCTATCAATTGGGGTTCCCCTATGCAAACACTCAGACTATTCAAGAACTTAGTGCCAAGTCTTGAGGATGTTAACGGAAAGAACTTAAATAAACACAGGTACAAACACAAATTAATCGATGAATATATACGCTATAAGGAAAGAACCAAACTCGCAAATGCCTACGGTACTAAGTTCTTCAATTACGTCAACGCTGATGGACGAGTCCATACAAATTTCTCACAAATACTTGATACAGGGAGAGTCTCTTCTAGTAAACCTAACATGCAACAGATTCCCAGCGATAATACCTTTCGAAACTGTTTCATTACTGAAGAGGGATGGGTCTTTGTATCCAGTGATTACTCTAGTCAGGAACTAAATGTCATTGCATACGGGAGTCAAGATCCAGTGTGGCTTGATGCTTTGTCCAAAGGCATGGACTTACACGGAGTATGTGCAGATCTCGTATTTGAAGATAAATGGCGAGATGCTGACGCTAGTGCACGGAAAAAGCTTAGAACCCAAATCAAAGCTATCAACTTCGGTTTGGCCTACGGAATGGGTCCTTTCAAATTAGCTGATACTTTACAGATAACTAAGAAGCAAGCACAAGATCTTATAGAGAAATACTTTACAGAGTTCCCTAATATCAGGGCATTTCTAGAGAAACTTGGTACATATGGTAAACGTAATGGTTATATACAAACCTTTGCTCCCTTTTACAGGAGGCGTTGGTTTGATAGCTGGTACCCTAAAATGTATGATGACAGGAGTAAGATGATGGAGCTTGGTAGTATCGAGCGTGCATCTAAGAATACCCCAATTCAAGGTTCATCTGCTGACATGACTAAACTGGCTCTTATTTATATACATAGAGAGATAGAAGAGTCATGGTCAGATACTGTGAAGATTATTATGACTGTACACGATCAGATTGATTGTGTGTGTAAAGAAGATGTAGCTGAAGCATGGTCAGTCAAGATGACTGAGCTCATGGAGAAGGCTGCTAAAGTAATTATACCTAATGGTTTGCTTAAAGCAGACACAAACATATCGAAAACATGGGAGAAATAAAAACTAAAAAGAAATAATGGAAGACTTAACAAACGAAAACAGAATTATAGCAGAGTACATGGAGTACCCTGACTTAGGTACACAAGGAGATTTCTCGTATTTAAAGTACCACACCGAATGGAATTGGTTGATGCCCGTAGCAGAAAAATGCTTAACAACAGATGAACCGAGCGATGGACAGCATTACTTTATTAACGATGCACTACTAACGTGTAACATTGAAGTAGTGTACGAAGCAGTAGTAAAATTTATTAAAGAATACAATAAGTGAATCAATTCACCTAATAGCATAACCAAAAGTGAAAATAAAAAAATAGAAAACATGGGAGAAGTAAGTGACTGTTGTGGAGCATCGTGCTTTATGACTGAGTATGGTATATGCCCAGATTGCCTAGAGCATTGTGAGTTTATATCTGAAGAATAGTGAAGGGAGTCCGTAATAATTTTATTAATCATTTATTGCTTAGCTGATTAAGCTGATTACGGGCTCCTTTCTATTATTAATATTAAAATTTAAACAATGAAAAGATTACTAGGCGTTACAGAAATGAGAAAGCTGCTTGAATCAGCAGATGATGTATATGAAATTGTGGACACAATTAATCAGAAAGCTGTAACATATGCATTTAAAGTTACTATGGGAGTAATAGAGCGAGAGGCTAACATTACTTCTAAAAAATTAAGTGACAGAATAAAAGTTACTAAAAAGTTAAAAACTAAGTCAAACACATTTATTAAAATATGAGCTATGCCTGACGTACAAATTAATGATAAGAAGATAAACCAGCTTGAGGTCAAGCTGTTTGTAACATCTATGCTGTTACAAGAACTATTGGACGAAACAGGAAGTAATACCAGGTTTAAACATAAACTTAGATTTTATATTAATGGACTACAAAAAGAACTAGATAAAGTTTTATCAGTAGAAATGAAAGATAACAGCCTTAGTTTGTTTATAACTAATGCAATGGAAGCTCTTGAATCAAGTATAACGAAAGCGCTTGAAGAATAAACTTCTTATTTATTAACATATTAAAACCAAACATAATGGGTGTAGCATCAGAAGAATTAAGTGTAGAACTGCAAAATGATGTAGAACAAGTAATAGCATCGGTAGAAACTATTACCGGTATTACATACAAGCAGATATTATCTACTAAGAGAAGTAGACATCTAGTAGACGCAAGAAAGATTTTAGTTAACGTGATGCGTGAGCATCTTAGACTTACGTGTTATCAAGTAGGTAAAGTTATAAACAAAGATCATTCAAGCATAATATATTATGAAAGACAACACCCTATCCACATGGGGGAGCCGGAATATAGGAGATTATATTCTGCAGTCAGTGGAACTTTCTTGATCAACAAAAGTGTGCGTGATGAAGAAATATTACAAAACCAGTTTCGAACCCTTCAACGTAAAACTAGAGTTCTTCTAAATGCCTTAGAAGGACACGAAGAAAACCTTAACATGGGAATGCATGAAATTAAGAACAGTGTTTAGCACATGTAATTAAATAAAATAAGAAATGAATACAGATCCGACTATGACGTTCGATCTTGAGCGTCTTAAAATGAATCAAGATAATCTTAGAAATGAGATAAATTATCTAAGAAGACAAATAGTAAAGTTAAATATAAAATTAATAGAACATGAAAGAATCCACATGGGAGGTAGAGATAGACTCCGACATAGGACCGTTGAAGGTAATGTTGACATATGATATAAATCCCGGGTCAGAAGGTGATTATTACACCCCAGGTGAAAAACCCTCTGTTAGTATAATTAAAGTTGAGGTTGAACCTATGAATCATTCAAATTTAGATCTTCATGAGTATGAACAAGACATTTTAAATTGGGAGGATGAATCTTGATATACCTACATCTAGAGACCAAGCTCAGAAAGATGCACTTAATGCTTGGGCCCGTAAAGGCTTTAAAGGTAGCATTATTGCAGCGACTGGCTTTGGTAAGTCCCGTATTGGTGTGCTTGCCGTTGGTTACTCTTTAGAAGAACTTATAAATGAAAATGCACTAGGCGATAACAAAGCCTTGGTGCTAGTACCTACTACTCAGCTTCAAGCACAGTTTGAAGAGGAGTTTAAAAAGTGGGGCTTTGAGGATTATTTGGATTTGATAGATATTATGTGCTATCAATCTGCTCATAAACTCAGAGATGAACACTACCATGTGGTATTGTGTGATGAGATACACCTAGGGCTATCGCCTGTATATAGGGAATTCTTTGAACAGAATACATACAACAAGTTATTATGTATGACGGCTACTGTGCCTGAAGAACCTGAATATAGACAGATATTAGTTAATCTAGCCCCACCTGTGTACAAGCTAAGCTTGGACGATGCCGTGGGTAGAGGTTATGTAGCTGACTATCAGATCTATTGTGTGGGGGTAAAACTAACGACAGAAGAGAAAAAACAATACGACAGCTATCAAAGTTTATTTGTTAGGATGAAAATGGCTCTCGGTGGTTATGATGCCTTTACTAAAGCTCAGGGTATACTAAGTGGGTATATACCTGGTAATAAAGGTGTGGCTGCACAATTTATGAATGCCATTAGAGGCAGGAAGAAGGTTGTACAACATGCTGCGTACAAAATAGATGAAGCGAAAGTTATTATAGATCACTACGAGAATGATAAAGTTCTCACTTTTGGTGGCAGTAATGCTTTTGCTGATGAAATCGCTGAATGTGTAGATGGTATAAGCTATCACTCTGGTAAAACACCTAAGAAGAGAGAAAATATTCTTGAGTGTTTTAGAGATGGGGGATGTCGTGTACTGTGTACTACTAAGGCTTTGAATCAAGGCTTTAATGTCCCTGACGTTGGTGTTGGGATCATTGTAGGCTTGGAAAGTAAGGCTTTGCCCTTGATTCAACGTGTAGGACGACTCCTACGTAAAAGTGAAGACAAAGTCGGACGTGTATATATACTATACGTGAAAGACAGTCAAGAAGAGACTTGGCTTAATAAGGCAGTCTCTAAGTTAAAAAATGTTCAACGAGGTGAAGATCTCAAATTATTCCTAAAATGAAATATACAAAGGAAATTAAAAAAGACATAGTTACAGCAATGACTATGCACAGAAAAGCTGGTAAAAGTATTGAAGATGCTTCTACTAGAGTAGCTACAATGTTGAAGAAAAGACATGGTAAAAACTACAAATGGACAGGTGTTCGTAGTAAATACTATGAAATGTCTAAACCAAAAGTTACTAAGACAAAGTCTACTAATAGTAAACCTCCTACAAATCAAGGAGTTAGAGAAATGTTGATGAATCTTACTAAGGATTCACAAGATATTACTATACAAGTAAATGGTAGAGAGGTAACGGCAATATTTAAATAATTGGTATGATTGTAAGTATCAACACAGATATTCTAAAAAAGTTTGGGATAACTGCTGATGATTTCTTATATTTGTATCTCTTGTACGCCACAAGTTATGATTTAATTACAGAGTTAGAACTAAAACCAAACACAGAGGCCTTGCAAACCAAGGGCTTAGTTAAGTTAGGGGAGGAGCTGCAAGATCACATAGTACGACAGGAATTTCTGGATTTATTCCAGACTTCCTTCGACGCTTTGTGGTCTGAGCTTCTCTCCTCTTTTCCTCTAAGAGTTTATAACAAAGGCAATATGCGTGTGCTTAGAGCTAAAAATGCACATGCTAAAGCCAATGCTAAAGCTAAGGAAAAGTATAAAAGAATTTTAAACGGTAGTAAGATACTACACGATAGAATTGTTAAGTGTTTGGAGAATGAGTTAGAACTAAGGAAGTCTACAGATACTCTTGGGTATATGCAGATGCTACCTACTTGGATCAATAACTACACGTGGGAGAAATATGAAGATATAAACGATGAGCAATCTCCCGAAGAACAAAGACGCATCACGCGTCAGCTATAACATAACAGATATACCTCAACTACGGCATATTTCTAAATCAGTTGAACGTTCTATTCAAGATGTCCGTAAGGGTATGGAGGGTAAAAGACTAGTTTACCCTACTAAATGGGCTAGGCTGAACAAAAACTTGATGGGGGGATTACAGCCTCAAAAGATGTATGTAGTTGCAGGTAGACCTGGTGTTGGGAAGTCAGCCTTTTCAAATCAATTAATCTTTGATGTATTAGATAGTAATACAGATAAAGAAGTAATTGTTTTGTATTGGAGCTTTGAGATGCCGGGTGAACAACAGATACTGCGTGCTGGTAGTAAAGATACCAAGATGCAGACAGCTGAGTTACTCTCTGTTGAGAACAAATTATCTGATATAAAATACAGTCAATATGTAAATTCAGTACAGAAATACAAAGAGTATCCTATACACTTCTGTTCTATACCCCAAGATATGGACAAGGTAAAGAACATTAATGAACAGGTATTCATGAAATTTCCTACTGCTACTATTATTAATTTGATTGACCACTCTCGATTGGTTCTCGGTAATGCAGAGACAGAGTTACAAAGACTTAATGTTTTATCTAAGGCTTGCATGTGGATGCAGGCTAGGATGCAGACTATTAATATTCTTCTGTCTCAACTAAACCGTAACATTGAGCAAGAGTACCGTGCTAAACAACAATACCAGCCCCTTCTAACAGATCTATTTGGGGGTGATTCTATTGGTCAGGATGCACATGTAGTTATGATGCTACAACGTCCTAATGACTTGTATGGAATTACTGACAAATACTGCGGTGAAGATCCTATGGGTCTTATGGCAGTGCATATAGAGAAGAACCGTGATGGGTTGCTAGGTATGATCCCATTCGAAACAGATTTATCAACATTTACTATTAATGAAAGAGACACTAAGTCGTAGAAGAGCGACTCTAAAAAAGAAACGAGAAACAGTTACCAAGCCTGCTCTTAAAAAACGAGTAGCTCATTGGTTCGATTATTTTAAATTAAATTATAATATATTTCATAAACTAAACTAAACATGAAAAAAGTATTTTATTTTACAGCATTTACGCTGTGTATTGTAGCAGGAGTAACACTTACTTCCTTTACTGAGTCAGAGACTCTTACAGCTTTTGAAGAAGGTTGGGAGACAGGGCATTGTGAAGGATGGAAAGACATTAAAGGACAAAACGTTTGGTGTCCTACTGCACCATGGGCACCTACTCCTGATTGGGATTGTGGGGACTCATACAGATGTGGGTACAACAGAGGTTTTAAGTTTGCTAGGTGTAAAGCTCAAGGCTATACAAATTGTAAAAAATAAGAGCTTGATGGAATTACCTACAAAAGTTATTAAAGCGGCACGTAAAAGCCCTAAAAACATGATTATATATGGTCCACCGAAGATCGGTAAGACCACGTCTCTCTCACAACTTGAGGGGTGTCTTATCATTGACCTCGAAGACGGGTCAGATATGATCGATGCACTCAAGATCAAAGTAAACTCTCTCGCTGAGCTTGCTAAGATTGGGAAGGCCATTATGAGCGAGGGAAAACCTTACAAGTATATTGCTATTGACACCATCACACAGCTTGAAGTCTGGTGTGAGGAAGAAGCTAAGCAATTGTATAGAGCTACCCCTATGGGTAAGAACTTTGATAAAGATAACAAAGGACTGTCTGTACTGTCACTGCCCAACGGTGCCGGTTACTTGTATCTACGTAGGGCTTTCATGAAGTGGTTCAATCGCCTGTCACAATTGGCTCCACATGTCATTTTTGTTGGTCACTTGAAAGACAAGTACCTAACTAAAAATGGTAAAGAGGTTAAGGCTAATGATTTGTCACTATCTGGTAAGTTGCGTGAGATTGCATGTGCAAACTCTGACGCTATTGGTTATGTGTATAGGGGTGATAAGACTACAAAGATTTCGTTTGACTCAACAAACGACGACACAGCAGGTTCACGTTGTGAGCATCTAAGAGGTTTAGATGCTGAATTAGAGTGGACAAAGATTTTCATCGATTAAATAAATAACAAATGTCTTTTGACGCAAGAGTAGACGTTACCCCAGAGGTAGCACAAGAAGAAACACCTAAAACTTTAACGGTGTCCCAATTATTAACTGATCTTAACAGCGGTATTGACCGCAATGAGATACGTAAGAAATATGGTTTAACACAAGCAGAAGCTAAGGCTATCTTTTCACACCCTAAATTGCAGGGTATAAGAGTAAAAAAGCAAAAAGTAATGCGTGTGCAACTTATTGATGACACTGTAGATGTGAATCAAACTAGTATTCCTGTAGAACAAGATGAAGCTAGTGTAGAGTTAGTAGAAGCTTTAAATCCTGAGTTTATACAACCTACAGAAAATAATTTTTATAATTCTTATAATGATAACCAAACTGAAATTCAAGACTAATGGCTATTCAATCTAAATCTTCTGACGAAGTAGTAACTGGAGGTGGTATACCTCTATTCACAGGTATTGCACCTGTATCTGTAATTGCAGTTAATCCTAACCTTGGAGAATTACATTCTTTAGGTATTAACATGAAAACTGAACCTAATTATTCTGGCATACAGCTAGGTGAAAGTGTAAAGAACAAACTTGTGTTCTGGGTTAAGAATGAGCAACATAACTTCAGCACTCGTGTTGAACTCCTTGTTGGGGCTGAACATCGCCCTGCATCTAAAACTGGTAAGTTTCAGATAACTAACAAGTTTGGTCAAGTAACTTGGGCTGAGAAGCCTGATA